GGCGGGTCATCGGCGGCACCCTCCGCGAGCCCATGCCGGGCCCGTTCATCGCCGACGAGTACGCGGACCACACGCCGGTCCTGTTCATCGAGGACTACCTGTTCCCCCTCGACACGACCTGGCAGTACGAGCTGCTCGACGCGGGCGGGGACGTCATCCTCGACACGTCCCCGTCGGTGGGCCCGGTGGCGTCCCTGGGCTACCCGTGGGTGCGTGACCTGATCTACCCCGCGCAACGCTCCACCCCCCTGGAGATCGTCGACATCACCGGGCGCGTCTACGCCGGCCGGGTCAGCCCCTACTACCTGGTGGCGCAGAAGTACCCGGTCACGTTGGGCGACGTGCGTTCCGCCTCCACCGGGACCATGACCGTCCTGTGCCGTAACCACGCCCAGCGCGACGCCACCCTCGACGCGTTGTCCTCCGGCGGGCCGTGCCAGCTACGCGCCCCCTGCACCGACGTCGTGGACGACATGTACTTCACCCCCTTGGACGTGGAGGAGATCCGGGTGGGCAGGCGCGGAGCGTGCGTGCTGTCGGTCGAGTTCGTGGAGGTGTCCCCGACCGAGCTGCCCCCGTTCAAGGCCATCAGCTACGCCACGCAGACCGCCAACGCCACGGCCGCCGGTATGAAGTACTCGGGCCTGCGGGACGCGTTCGTGTTCCACACCTACCGCGACATGTCCCTGTCGCAGACCGGTATCGGGCCGTGAGACAACCCGTCAACCCGATAGCGGGGGCCCGTCAGCGCACCACGTCCGCCCCGGTCGCGTTGACCGTGGACGTGTACGACACCCAGCCCACCCGCGTACCACCGGACACCGCGGCATCCGTCCCCATCGGACAGTGGAAGGTGACCGGCGGGTCGTTCACCGACGACGCGACCGCCATGACCGCACGCACCATGACCCTCACGGCTGACAGCGTCCCGGCCTACGTACTGCCAGGGAAGTGGCTTCAGGTCACCATCGGCTACCAGGTGATCGAGCCTGTCCTGTACCGCCTGCCCGCCATGGTGGTCGAGGACATCGTGTCCCCCCTCGACGCCAACGGTGGGGTCACCGTGGAACTGTCCGACGCCTCGGCGGTCGTCAACGGCAGGCCGTACGAGTACGACCGGACCATCGCCCCCGACCACCTCCAGACGTTCGTCAAGTCGACAATGGACTACGCCCTGTCACGGCCCGTCCACAACGACGACGTCCCGTACGTGCTGCTACCGGTCGGGGCGATCGCCGAGTTCGGGGAGGGCCGCTGGGACGTGTGCGTGCGGATGGCCGAGGCGTGCGGCTACTCGTTGCGGCTCAACGACATGGGCGACCCGGTGGCCCGTCTGCGTACCGACCCACCGCCCGCCCCGGTCGGCCAACTGGAACAGTCGTTGCTGCCCGGCGGGACACGCCACCACGTGCGGACCCCCACCGCGTCACGGGTGCTCGTCACCAGAGGCACCAACCTGCCCCCGATGATCGGTAAGGCCACCGCCGTCAACACACCCCCCTCCTGGTACCGCCCGCTCGTGGTGACCGACCGCCAGCAGGGACCCGACTGGTGGAACCAGGGCTACGCGGACTCGGCCGCCGAGGCCTTCCTCAACCGGGCACTGTCCGAACTGGACCGCTACGACGACCTGCCCGTCCTGGCCGCCCCGTGGCTGGAGGCCGGGTTCGACACGGTCACGTTCTACGGAGTCACCTACTGGGTGTCGAAACTGACGGTGGGCCTGCCCGACCTGGCCACCACGATGAGCCTCACCCGGACGGTGCCGTGATGGCCACCATCCTGCCCACCGATGACCGTAACGCCTGGGCGCTGGGTCTGCGGATCGGCACCATCGTCAGCGTCTCAGGTGACGCCAGGACCATGACGATCCAGATCGCGGACGGGCAGCTCGTCGACGTGTCGACCCTCACCTCGACGACCACGGCCATCGGGTCCCTGGTCGCGCTGCTCCTCGACCGCGACACGGCCCTCGTCGTCGGCACGATCGGGCCGGCCGGCAGCGGTGGCGGAGGGTCGGGGACGCAGGGCCCCCAGGGTGCGCAGGGACCGCAGGGCCCGTCCGGCACGACAGGTACGCAGGGTCCACAGGGGGCGCAGGGATCCACCGGTACGACCGGCACGACGGGTACCCAGGGACCGCAGGGCACGACCGGAACGCAGGGTCCCCAGGGACTCACCGGGACGTCCGGCGCCACCGGCACACAAGGTCCACAGGGGACACAGGGTCTCAAGGGTGATACCGGAACGACCGGAACGCAGGGACCGCAGGGTGCGACCGGCACCCCAGGTACGACGGGTACGCAGGGACCTCAAGGGGCGCAGGGTCTCACCGGTACGACAGGCACGCAGGGTCCGCAGGGATCCACCGGTACGCCTGGCACGGTGGGGACACAGGGACCGCAGGGCACACAAGGCGTCAAGGGCGATCCGGGCACGACCGGAACGCAGGGACCGCAGGGCACGCAGGGCACGACCGGCACGCCCGGTACGCCCGGCACGACCGGGGCGCAGGGACCCCAAGGCACGCAGGGCCCTGCCGGGCCCCCGTACGCCATGGCCGCCGGAACCGTCACGTTCCCCACCTCGGCCGTGGCCGCCACCTACGACGCGCCGGCCGTCGTCACGGCCACCATCAACTACCCGCCGGGACGGTTCAGCGTCACCCCGATCCTGACCGCCACGCCACAGACCACAGACGGTACGGCCGTGTACGTGGTGCGCCACTACGACAACACCGCTACCGGTTGCACGGTCGCGCTGTCCACGGCACAGGGGGCGTTCCCCGTCGCGGTCACGTTGTCGTGGATCGCGGTGCAGATGACCGCCTCGGCCGCGCCGGGCGCTATGACAGGAGAGGTGAGTTAGCTATGGGAGCAACCGCGTTCTACGGATGGCCCTACCCCGACCCAGGCTCCGATGTGGACGTTCCCCGCGACATCAAGGCGCTGGCGGACAAGCTGGAGCTGATGAAGAACGGGTTCACGATTCCGACCGGGGACCTGTCGGTCGGTTTGCTCACCGACGTGGCTGGTCGTTACCTCCGGTTCCGGCGCAACTACCAGTCGGCACAGAACGAGTTCCGCGCGTACTGCTCCGGTTCGGCGTGGAGCGTCGTCGGTATGTCTAACAGTGTCGACGCGGTGACTCTGTCCTTGTTCCTGACCGGCGTACTCCAGGTCACTAACGGGGGGGTCGACCGGCCCCTGCCGTTCGCCACGTACGCCGACATCAAGAACATCACCCTGACGAGCCAGGCGAACAACGCCGTCACCGTCACGTTCCCCAATGGACGGTTCACCGCGACGGGCACGTTCCCGCGACCGAGTGTGCAGGTGACCGCGTTCGGCAACGTGTCCTATTACGGCTACAGCTCGGGTAGCGGTAACGCCTCATGTTCGATCGGCGTATGTCACCGGGACAGCACGGCCGCGTCAGCCACGGTGGAAACGCACATGATGGCTATCCAGATGAATCCCACCGTCACTCCGGGTCGGGCGGTGGTCGAGCCGGAGCCGGCCACACGGGTCGCGACCTGTCACACCGAGGAGTGCGAGAACGCAGACATAGGCATAGACGTTATCGACCCTGACAACGAGGTCCACTGTGGGCCTTGTGGCGTCATCGTTGAGGACGTCGTTCCAGTACGAAAGAGGAAGTGATCAGCATGGCTAGCACCTTCAGCCCCGATCCGAACCACCTGGGCCCTGGCGCGGGCACCGCCGCGCAACAGACCGCCCAACCGCCCCAGCGGGCCGACGAGGCCAACGGGGGATGGGACGGCCTGGCCACCACCGCCCAGGCCGGCACACCCGGATCGTGGGGCCCGGCCGGGTCGGCGGCCCCCGACACGCTCACCGAATGCGCGGGGGTCACCGCGTCACCCGCGACGGCATGGCTCGCCCCCACGTACGTGATCCTGCGGGACGGGTCGACCCACGTCCATTGGACCGGCACGGCCTGGGCCGAAGGCAACGGCGTGGGCGTGGCCACCGCGAAGGCAACTTCCAGGAAGACGTCCACAGAGGACGACGACGACGAGTAGGCGGGTGGGGGGACACGTCCGGGGGCCCTCTACCCCCGCACGAAATGGACGCGCCCCCCACCACACGATGAGGCCGACCGCCCGTGCCTACGGTGCGATCGGCCTCAGTCGTGCCGTGAGCCTATGCCGCCCTCGCCCGCTCACGACGGACACGTTGTGCGGCTATCTCGTCGAGGATGCGCGTACACGTCGCGGCACGCACCTCGTCGAGGTGGAGACGTTCGTCGTCGAGGGGCTCACCCAGTCCGGTGAGGTCCCAGTCGTCCGGCACGATGTCCACCGTTCCGCCCTACCCTTCCCTGCCCGCCCTCCCATGTTCGCCCGTCTCCGTGGCGCTGAGGGCGTGTTGCGGCAGGTCGTGGCGGGCATACGGAACGGCCCCAGCGCTCCCCCCCGTTAGGAAGCGCTGGGGCCGTGGCCCTCACCGTAGATCAGCGGTGGGCGGCACACCCGCCGGGGCAGTCCTTCTCGCGGTGCGGGGAGGCCTCCCCCCGCCCCAGGGCGAACCGGGTCAACAGGTCCCGGCCACGCAGACGGGCCGACCGCCCGCACGCCTCGACGTGGAAGCCCAGCGGGAACGCCTGACGGGCCAGGATCCGACGCTGCTCGGGCGTGGCGTCCGCCCAGTCGCGCCGTACCGCCTCCACGTCGGCGGGGGTACCCCGAACCAGGCGGGCCGCCTCCAGCGCGTCCTGCTCGTCGATGAGGGGCGTCAACTGGGCCTCCAGGTCGGCCAGGTCCGGGGCGTACCGGGCCCGCCGGGTCGGGTGGGCGGCCCGCTGCTGCGCCTCCAGCCCCTCGATCGCGTCCTCCACCAGCCGACGACGCTCGATCACCTCGGCCAGGGCCACCGACCGGCGCGCCAGCAGGGCCACGTTCTCCGGTGCGGTGAGGACCCGCTCCACCTCGTGGCCCGCCCACGTCTCGGCCCAGGTCGCGTCCACCGACACGCCCCGGCACCCCTGGGGCGGGCAGCGGTACATGCCGCCCCCCGCCACCATCCGCCGGCCGCACGACCCGCAGCGGATCGTCCCGGACAGGAACCGGCCCGTCTCACCTGAAGGCCGCCCCCCCGTCTTACGGCCGTCCAGCGTCAACATGAGGGCGTCGTAGAGGGCCGCCGGCACGAACCCCGCGCCCGTGTTGGCGATCACCTTCCCCCTGTGCGTGACGTGTCCGGCGTGCCGGGGCAACGTGAGCACCTGGCGCACCCCGAGCGAGTTGAACCGCCCGCCCCGGCGGGGCCGTAGCCCACGGTCGTTGAACTCGGCCGCCACGTACCCCCACGACTTGCCCGCGACCACCTGCTCGATACCCCACACGATCGCGGCCCGTTCCGCCTCGACCTGCTCGGTCGGGTGCTCCCCGCCCCAGGCCCAGCCGAACGGGGCCGGACCGTTGCGGTCGTCACCCTTGGCGAGACGCACCTCGACCGTGTCCCGCACCCGCTCCGACTTGATCGCGGACTCCCGTTGCGCGGCGATGAACTCCCGCCGGAGCGCCTCCACGTTGCGCCAGTCGCCCAGGTCGAACGTCTCGTAGTGCGTGACGACGATGTACCCGACCGGCTCGCCCACGCGGATGATCTGCTCACCGTCCCAGGGCTGACGGGCCAGGCGGTCAGCGAACCGCAGGATCACGCCCTGGGCGTGACGCTCCGTGGCGCGGGTGAGGAGGGCGTTGAACGCGGGGCGCTTGCCGTTGGCCTTCCACGCCGATCGGGCCTCGTCCACGAGCACCTCACCGAGGCGGGCGTCCGGCATCGTCAGGAGACGCTTCAGGCCGCGCCACACCTGACGCTCCGTCTTGTCCTCGTCGTTGTCGGAGTTCTTCTTGGAGATCCGGGCGTACACGTCGTAGACGGGACCGTCGCCCGTGCGGGCCCGGAGCGTGGCGATCATGGCCGCGTTCTCAGCGTTGTAGTCGATGTCGGTCATAGCTGGCAGCCCTCCGGGCGCTCGTCGTGGATGGTCAGGTTGTTGCGGATCGCCGCGTCACGGTCCTCGCCCGAGCTGCCGACGATCGCCTCGATCGAGGCCGTGTAGCGGGCGTGCCACGAGTCGCACGACTCGCCCCGGTCGAGGAGGGCCCAGGTCGTGATACCGGCCAGGGCGGCCACCACGAGGGCGACCGCCGCGACCGTGCGGGTGGTCACCGGCCGATCCTCTCGATGTCGGTGATCGTCTCGGTGAGGGCGTGGTACGCCTCGCCCAGGGTGCCCAGGGTCGAGGCGTACCGGTCGGCGCGGGCCTGGTTCACGGACAGGGCCATGGTCGCCGCGATCAGGGCGTGTCGCGCCTGCTGGAGGAGGTCTAGCGTGTCCTGGTGGTTCATGAGGGGTTCTCCTGGGTGAGGGTGATGTCGGCGGCCCTGAGGGCTCGGGTGGTGGCGATCATCGAACGGGCGTGATCCCTGAGGTGCTCGAAGTGTTCGATGATCTCGGCCTTGGCCTCGGCGAGGGTGAGCGGATCGGCGTACTCGCCCGCCTCCCAGGCCCGGATGGTCGGATAGGCCGCGTCGGACCAGTCGACCGTGTAGCGCTTCACAGGTCGTCCTCGTCGTCCTCGTCGTCCTCGACCTCGTCGCCACAGTCGCCCTCGCACGAGCACTCCTGGCACTCGGTGCAGTGGCCACACTCAAGGCACTCGCCACAGTCGGCGCACTCCTCGTCGGGGTGGCAGGCGGGGCCGGTAGTCTCGTCGATCATCGTGTTCTCCCAGGTAGATCGTAGTCTGCGTAACTCCCCCGTACCGAACGGGGAGGGGTAGTTAAACAGACCACGTCCCGAGGGGCAACCCCCCGCCCCGGCGTGTGATCCGCTACACAAACGTCACAACCCCGCACCCCCGCCTGGGAGCGCTCGTTGATCGAGATGGAGCGGGCCGCCGAGTCGCCCTGAGGTTGACCAGCCGCGTGACCCACAACGCCCCACGTGGGCGGCCCGCTCGCAAACTTTGTCGATACCCAGGCCTGTCGATCCGGCCTGGACACCGTCCACACGCGACGGTCCGCGACCCGTTGCCCGTCAACGCCTCCACGGTCGAGGCGAGGCACCCTCACGTCCCGTTCCCTGTGGCCCGTGGGCCTGGAGTGCCTGGAGGGGCAGGAGTGCCCACCACGTCGCGTAGCGCGCCTTGACGATCCGGGCGTAGATCTGTCTCCCGTCACCAGCACAACGACGGGGGGAGATCCCATGGAAGACACCATCACCAGCGTCGAACTCGACGAGTACGCCGGCCAGGCGTGGCGCGACCTGCTCGACGCACGGGCCGCCGAGACCGAAGCCAAGGCCCGCGTGGCCAAGGCCCACCAGACCGTCCTCGACTTCCTGCTCCGGGCCGGCGAGGACGTCGGCACCATCGACGGTCGCCCGGCGGTGCGCCTCGTGGAGTTCGACCGGGAGACCGTCGACACGACCAGGCTCCGCCAGGAACGCCCGTACCTGGCCCGCGAGTACACCCGCGCCACCACCGTGCGCCAGCTCCGGGCCGTGACGTCATGATCGCGGCCGACAGTAGGGCCAGAGTCGAGGCGGCCGTTGAGGCCGAGGCGTGCATGGCGTGCGGGGGACCCGTCCGGCGCGGCCACGTCGTCACGGCCGTGACCATCTTCGTGGACGCCCTCCGGCGGCCCGACGGGGAGTTCGTGTTCGAGGGCCCGGACGGCCTGCTGCTGCCCGACGCCCACGGGTTCTCCGACGAGCCCCACTTCCACCGTCACCGCTGCGTGCCGGTCCGGCGGGTGGAGGCCCAGACGTGACCACCACCATCGTCACCGTTGACGTACCGATCCTGAAGGATCCGACGCCCGCCTCAGAGGTCCACCGGACCGCCGATCCCGAGGCGTACGCCCTGGAGGTCGCCCTCCGGTCGCTGGTGCCGTTGGCGGGGGCCACCAACCCCCGCGACCACCAACGCGCGGTGGGGGCCTCCGAGATAGGCCACCCGTGCCCGCGTCGAATCGCCTACCGCCTCGCCGGGGCCACGCCGGCCCACCTACAGGACCCGATGCGCCGCATGAGCGGCACGGGCCTGCACCTGGCCCTGGCGGAAGGATTCCGGCGACTCGACGCGGGCGCGGGGCGCTTCCTCGTGGAGCACCCCGTCCGGTACCGGGGCGTGCCAGGGACGGTCGACCTGTACGACCGGCTCACCCACACCATCGTCGACTGGAAGAGCACCGTGCGCTCCAAGCTCGCCCGCGTCCGCAACGACGGGCCACGGGCCGAGTACGCCGTCCAGGCCCACACGTACGGGGCGGGCCTGCTCGCCCAGGGGGAGGACGTGCGGCACGTGGCCCTGGCGTTCATAGCGGTCGACGGCACCCTCGACGACCTGTACGTGGTGCGGTACCCGCTCGACGTGGCCCGCGCTGACCAGGCGATCGACCGGCTCAACACGATCGCCCACACCGAGCTGACCGAGGTCCTCGGCGTGACCCCCTCCACTGTGGAGGCACGCCCGGGACTGCACTGCAAATGGTGCGACTACTACAACCCGTCCACGACCGACCTCGACGTCGCGTGCGACCCAACCAGATAAGAGGAAACGCTGTGACCCACAAGACACGACACGATCCCTACACGATCGACGACCTCCGAGGCGTACTCAGCGAGGTGCTCGACAACCTTCGAGAAGGATCGATCACTCCCGCTGTCGCCAACGCCACGAATAGCGCGGTAGGCAAGATGTTGTCCACTGTGCGCCTTCAGATGGATTACCAGAAGATGACCGGTCGTGCGTCAAGCGCTATCCGTGTGTTGGAGAGCGGTCGATGACTCCAACGGAACGTGTCCGTGCTTGGCGCGAGGCTAATAGAGAGCGCTACCTGGCAACCCAGCGCAGGAACGAGCGTGCGCGTCGCGAAAGGTGTCGTGATGAAATCAACGCACGAGCGCGCGCCTATTACCACGCACACAAAGAGGAAGCGAAAGCTAGCCATCGTGCCTGGTGTCAGGCTCATCGCGATGAGATAGCTGCGTATGAACGCGCCTATCGGGCCGCGCATCGAGACGAGGAGCGCGCACGAGGACGTGTGAGGTACGAGAAGCATCGCGAGGCAAATAGGGCGAGATCGCGAGCATCTCATGCGGCGCACAGGGATGAGCGGAACGCCAGGAGGCGCATTTACCGCCAGGAGCATCGTGACCAAGCGCTTGCTTATGACCGGGCCTATTACCTGGTCGGCGCGGGCGTTAGTCCTGAGATCCTAGCCGTCGCTCGACTTCATGCCGAACTCAAGCAAGAGATCCGCAAACACAATGGACGATCGAAAGGAAAGTAAAGATGTCCTACCAGTTCCGTGATCCCACGCCCCCGCCCAAGTTCTCCATCGGGGACTACGTCGGCGAGGTGGTGCTCGTCGTCATCGGCGGACTCCACGAGGCGTGGGAGACCCTCGACTACGGCGTGAAGCCCGCCCTGCGGTGCGCCATCGTCGTCCTCACCGGAGACTCCTCGGGCAGCGTGTTCGACGACGTGCTCCTCTTTGGACGACGCGCGTTGTGCTTCCCCGGCATGGGATCCAGCGACGTGTCCGTCGCGCGGGTCGTCAAAGAAGGCAGGGCGATCGACCTCATCAAGGCGAGCGACTACGACAAGAAGATGGCCGCCGCGTGGTGCGAGGCGAACTCGTCCCAACTGGCCGCCCTCGTCTCCGAAACGGTCCGCTCGTTCCGGGAGAACAGCGCCGGTCAGAAGTCCACAGGGGACGGTAGCCGCAAGCCGGCCCCGTCGCCCCAGTTCACCCCTCCCGCCAAGGAGGAGGAGCGCATGCCCGGAGAGGTCCCGCTCCCCATCGATGAAGAAGAGCCGGGGTACTGACATGAACACGTCGGAGACCATGCGGCATATCGCGACCAGCACCGCCAAGTGCCTCGACGAGGCGTACGGCCAGATCCTGAAGGCCCGCCAGTACGTGGAGGACCTGGAGGCCCTCGTCGGTCGGGTCGAGGCCATGGAGCAGGCCGTCCCCACCGTCCACAGGCGACGGCGCGCGACGTCACGCAGTCCCATCACCAAGAGCGCCGTCATCATCATGGAGGACCGGGCCGGGGCGGGCGACGCTGCCGCCCAGCAGGTCCTCGACCTGTGCGCCGAGGCCGGACTCACCCTGTCCACGTCATGGAGTCAGGGATCGATCCGTTGCGTGACGCTGCTGGAACGCATGCAGGCCACCGACCCGGTCCTGTTGGGGCGCACCCTGAAAGTCGTCGGCGGGGCGTGGGGAGGCGACCCGGAGACCACCCGAGGCGAGGTCGTCGAGGGGGTGGCCAGGTTCCTGCTCGACCTTGACCCGGTCTACGACGAGCGGCTCATCGAGGCGCTGTCCACGGTCAGCCCCGCCGACCTCATGAAGGCGTCCACGGGGCGCGACAAGCGACGCGCGCTGACCGAGTTCGTAGCCGACGTCTACACGCGACAGTAGGAGGACGCCGTGGAACTCCCCGCCCTGCTCGATAAGCTCGACAACGTCCGCGCCCTGCCCAGCGGCTACAGCGCCAGGTGTCCCGCCCACGACGACAATGTCGCGTCGTTGATGGTGAACAAGGGGCGCACCCAGCCGATCGTCCTGCACTGCCACGCCGGGTGTCCGGTCGAGGCGATCCTGGGGGCGCTGGGACTGTCGAACTCCGACATCGTCGGGGAGTCCCGCGTCGTCACCTCGTACGAGTACCTGAAGGCGGACGGGACCAGCGCGTACATCGTGGACCGTTACGTCAACCCGAAAACGTTCCGGGTGCGGGGCCATCTACCGCCACCGGCCGAGCGTGTCCTCTACCAACTGCCCGCAATAGTCTGGGCACGCTCGGCCGGTGCCGTCGTCTGGTACGTGGAGGGCGAGAAGGACGCGGACCGGCTCGTATCGATGGGACTCGTCGGCACCACCTCCGTGTCCGGCGCCGGGTCATGGTTGCCGCACTACGCCCAGTCCCTTGTGGACGTGGCCCTGGTCGTGGTGGCCGACAACGACGCGGTAGGTAAGGCTCACGCCCGTACCGTGGCCGCGTCGGCCCGCGACTATGCCGCGTCGGTGCGTCTGGTGGTGCCGCGCCACGGAAAGGACCTCTCCGATCTCCTCGACGCGGGGTACACGCTCGACGAGCTGGACGACCTGTCCGAGACCGACGACCTCGCCGAGTACGTGGCCGCCAACGTGCGCACCCGCCGGGTCGAGTGGGCGTGGCGCGGGTACGTGCCCCTGGGGAAGCTCACCCTCATCGAGGGCGACCCTGGCGACGGCAAGAGTGTGCTCACCATCGACCTGGCGGCCCGGTGGTCGTCGGGTGCGCCCATGCCGGACGGGACCGAACACGGGGGGCCGTGGCCCGTGACGCTGGTGTCGGCGGAGGACGACGTGGAGGACACGATCGTGCCCCGACTGATCGCGGCGGGCGCTGCCCTCGACCGGGTCGTGCTCGTCCCCCACGGGTCCACCCCGGAGCGCCCGTTCGAGTTCGCCAGTGACCTCCAGGGGCTCGAACGGCGCTGCCTGGAGCGTGGCACCAGGGTCATCGTGTTCGACCCCCTGACGGCCTTCCTGGCGTCCGGGACGGACACCCACAACGACATGCAGGTCCGCCAGGCCCTCTACCCGCTCAAGACGCTGGCGGCCCGCACCAGGGCGGCCGTGATCGGGGTGCGCCACCTCAACAAGGGCGGGGCCGGCGTGAAGGCCGTCTACCGGGGGAACGGGTCGATCGCGTTCACCGGGGCGGCCCGCGTCGGGTACCTCGTCACGACCGACCCGGACGACCCCACCACGCGCCTCCTGGCGTGCGTCAAGTCCAACCTGGCGGTCAAGCCCCCGACCATGCGCTACGCCCTGGAGAGCGCCCCTGACGGGTCGCCGTACCTGGCGTGGAGGGGCTCGTCCGAGATGACCGCCCAGGCCGCCCTGGACGGACCGCAGCGGGCCGCCAGCGATACGCCCGAGGTGCAGACAAAGAGACGTCAACGTCAATACGAAATTGAGTTCCTAATGGACACTCTGGCGAACGGCCCAATGACGTGGAACGACATTGTCGCCCTCGGTAAAGAGGACGGTTTCAGCGAGCACGGCCTGCGCTATGCCAGGGCCGACGCGGGCCTCACCAAGCTCATCGGAGAGGCGGGGAACCGTGACGTGCGGTGGGCCAGGCCGTCCGCCCCACCTGAGCCTCTTGCCCATTTGCACGCCGATCTGACCCACAGGCCTGGGCCCCACCCGGACCGCGCAAATGGGCAAGAGAGGGCTCCCGTGTCCGATGAGGCTCGAACCAGGGTCCTCGACCAGGCCCCGGACGTGTGCCAGGTCTGCGGGTCCGACGGTGGGGTGATCCGCACCTACGCTCCCTACTGGACAGTGACGTGTCTCAATCACGATCCGCTCGTGGATAGCGGGGAAGAATGAGCACCGAATATCTCGTCCTGTGCAATTCGAAACGCCATTGTGCACGGTGCCGGGCCGAGACGTTCTGGGCCACCGAGGGGCAGCTCGCCGGGCGCTACGGCCTGTGCCTCGACCACGCCCGCGACCACCCGTGCCGGGACGCCCCCCAGGACCTCCGGGAGGCCACCCGCAACCTCCTGGCCACCTTCCCCCGGCTCGACCGGATCGGGGCCGCCACGCGCCCCCTGAAGGCGTCCCGCTGGGCCTCGTGGCGCTGGGTCGTCGCGGGCACGACGTGGCGCTCCCACCACCAAGGATCGGAGGAATCCTCATGACCGCCCACCACGACAACGAGCCGGTCCGGTTCACCCACGGCCGGGCCCACGTCCCGCCCACTTCGGACTCCGCTGAGCTCACCGAGGCTCTCCGGGACGGGGGGCGCGGGGCCATCGTGGACGGATCCGCCAGCCTCACCGACTGGCTGGTCTGGGACTGGACCCGCGTCACCGACGAGCGGATCGAGCAGCTCGACGTGGACATGTTCGACCTCGCCGACCGGGTCCACGTCCTCAACGTGATCGTCATCTGCGTCTTCCTCGTGATCGTCGTGGCCCTGGCGATCGTGATCGCGGCGGTGGTGTGGTGAGTTACGACCAGACGCCCGCCGACCGGGCCGAGTCCGACCAGGCCCACGCCGCGCTACGCGACCTGGCCGCCCACCTGCGTGAGCACGCCCACCTGGCGCTGGGGGACGGCACCCCGCCCTACGACGTGGCCGTGCAGATGGCCCAGGCCCTCCAGACGTCCGCGTACACCCGGTCGACCCTGGCGTGCCTGCTCGGTGTGGCCCTGACCGACCTCGATCTCGCCCAGCACAAGCGCAACGGGGGGCCGTCATGAGCTACGCCAGTCGGAAGGGGTACGTGGCCGAGGCGACCGTGAAGGAGTACCTGTCCGACCGTCTCGGGGAGCGCCTGACGCGGCCCCGCACCACGTCGAGGCGGGGCGTGGACACGGGCGACCTGGAAGGCCTGCCGATGGTGTTCTCGGTAAAGAACCGGGCGCGCCTGTCCCTGGCGGAATGGGTGGACGAGCTGGAGGCCATGGTCGGGCGCTCCCCCTGGGAGACCGGCGTGGTTGTCCACAAGCGACCGGCCAGGGCGACGGGTGCCGGGTACTACGTCACGACGTCCCTGGGCCTCCTGGTGCCTCTGGTGGCCGCCTACAGGTGTCTGAACGCCCAGGCGATCCACAGGTAGGCACCGAGCACGAACACGATCACCGCCACCGTCACCACGATGATGGCGGCCCAGTCCCGAACCGTTCTCACAAACCGTTGCGTCACAACCCCTCCCGTCACCCCTGACCAGGCATTTCGTTGCTTCTCTCGTGGGCGGGGCCACACGCGGAGTGCATCGACCGGTCAACCTATGGGGGTAACGGATGTCAACACACACAGAAACGCGCCTGCTGCCATTACAGGCCATCGCCCGTCTCGTCGTGCTCTACCGGGCCAGACACGTTCCCGTCTACGACTGGGTCACCAGCGAACCGTCCCGGCACGACCTCGACCACTTCGTGAAAACCCACCACGGCCGACTGTCCCAGACACTGGCCATCGGGCGTGACGCCAGGGCGTGGATGGGCGTGCCCGTCGTCCCGGCCGCCTCCGTGGCGTTCCTCCTCCTCGACGACGGCAACGACACCGACGAGGTGATCCGGTTCCTGGCCCCCGAACGTGGCATGTTCCCCGAGCCGCTGCGCCTCCTCGACGCGCGTGACCCCAGGGTGGCGCTCCGGCGGGTGATGGTGGCCCACGCGGCCAACCGCGCCAAGCACCCCGAGTACGAATGGATCGCCTACATGCTCAAGGCGTGGAACCACTACGTCATGGGGGACCTGGTGCGGGCCATCCTGTGGCGCGTCGAGGACGGGCTACCGCGTATCGCGTCGTGGCCCCCCGACCCGAGGCCGGGGAGATGAGCGACCGCCGATCCGGGCGCGCCCGTACGTCAGGCGCGCGCCCCCACCCCTCCGGGGGGGCGGGTGTCGACCAGCCAGCCGCGCCCGCCCCCTACCGGGTGGCGCTGGAGTTCGAGGTCGAGGCGGACTCGTGGGTGGAGGCGCTGGTGTACCTGGTGGCCACGCTGGAGATGCCCACGGGCGTGCGGGTCATGTCGACCTGGACCCCTTCCTGAGCCGGGTCGACTACCGTCGACAGTGGATGATCCGAGAGGAGAACGTCTCATGTTTTTCACCGATCCGATCGTGGTACCACCGCTAGCGCCACCCAGCGCCACACCCGTGGAGAGCGTCTCGCCCACCGTGGTCGTGTCCACCTCGCCCACCCAGCTCCCCGTCACGGGGACCGGCGGGGACGTGGCCCTGTTCACGTTGGCGGCCGTGGCGCTCATCCTGTGCGGGATCGCCCTGCTCGCCCTGTTCGGGCGACGCGGAAGGGCCAAGGCGTCAGCGTGAACGACTGGTGGCGGGCCGGTCTCGCGGTCATCATCCTCATGGCGATCCTGGCGGCTGTCCTCTATGGACTGTTGCCGCGGATCCGGGGGCGACGACGCGGGATCGGCCCGGTCCGACGCGAGCTGGGATGTCTGCAACCCGGTGAACTCATGCCCGTGGGTGCCGCCGGCTACGTCACCGACGCGGCCGTGTGGTTACAGAACTCGCTCCTCACCCTCGAACCGGGCACCCAGTGGGGAGGAACGTTCGCCGCGAAACCCGGCTACCACAACACGCGCAACGGCAACTCCCCGTCGAACTACTCCGTTGTGGAGAGACCACCCGACGACGGGGGGCCGGGCGACAAGGCGGCCGCGTTCGACTGGACGTTCCCCGAGGCGCAACGGGGCGACTACTCGCGCATCTCCGTGTACTCCACGCGCCTGCTCAACTCGTCCAAGGACCCCAACGACCCGCGCCTCAACGGTTGGCGCGAATGGTACGGCCAGACCGACTGGGACACCACAGTCGAGGGATGGGATACCCGGCACGGCTACGCGGTCACCTCGGACTCGTCCCATCTGTGGCATATCCATCTGAGCGAATCAAGATCGATGACCGAGTCGTACGACAACAAAGAGGCCATGCTGTCGGTCCTCAAGGGAGAGACGGTCGCCCAGTGGCGTGGGGTCGTAACGGAAGGAGACGGTGACGTGCTACTCAAATGCCCGTACGACGAGGATCGGCTAGACCTGTTCTACGTGGGCCCTAAAGGCGAGGTGTGGCACCGCTGGGCGTCCTCCGGCGGCATGAACGCGTTGTGGTCGGAGAGTAGCCCCAAGGAGAACCTGGGGGGCCAGGTCGTGCCCGGCACGTTGGCCGCCACCTGGAAGCACGACGCGTCCGGCGTGGAGATCGTGGGCCTCGGATCCGCTGACTCGGCGAACGCCCCGTCAGGGTGCGGCCAGTACTGGGGCATGACCCTCCATCGTGGTGGGGGCTCCACCGGGTGGGGCTCCCTGGCCGGCGTATACGGGGCGGTGCCCGCCAACGTGCGCACCGTACCCACCACCACGACCACCTCCCAGCGCGACTCGGACGGCCCGGTCGTCCTGGCGGTCGTGGGATGCCTGCTCGCCCTGATCACGCTCGTCCTTGCCGCCACCACGTGAGGCCCGGACCGGACCTGATCCGCGCGTTCTGCTACGCCCTGCTGATCGAGGCGACCGCTGTCCTCGTCGTCGTGTGCGCACTCGCCATCGCCCACCAACTGGGCCTCATCCACTAGAGACGGTCATGCCCGACATCACCAACGCCATCACCAACATGAACGCCACCCACCGCCAGTGCCGCGACTACGGCCACGCCTGGCGGCCACGATGGGCCCAATGGTTGCCCCGTAAGGCGGGCCTGGAGCAGGGCCTCGAATGTGGACGGTGCGGAACGCAACGGTGGCGCACCCTCACCCGGCACGGGGACGTGCTCACCTCCCGCTACGTGTACCCCGAGGGGTACCGGATCGAGGGGCTCGGTCGTTTGACCGGGGAGGACCGGGGGACGCTACGGGTCGCCTCGGTCACGGCGTTGATCGGGAGAGGCAAGCGATGAGACGGCAGACCATCATCACCACGTCCACATGCGACCTGTGCGGGCCTGACGCCACCGAGGGTGATGGCACCAACGAGTACGTCATGGGCGTGTACGCCAAGGGCATCAAGGGCCGGCGCATGTGGCGTCGCGTTGACGTGTGCGATGAGCACGCCTCGATGCTGACCGAGATCGTCACCGCGCTGCGCGGGGTGGACGTCGTCAAGGAATCGGTACGTGAACCCGTCACGTGACGCCCCTTGCGGTCGTTGACCACAGTAGACACCCGGAGGGGACGCACGAACTGGAGAGGGTCAACTCGGACGACGACCCACCCTTCAGATCACTGTTTCCCAAAACGCATGTTCGCTCCGGGGAAGCTGGGCGGGGGCCGGTGTGCTCCTTGGGGCGGTGCCGAGGTGGTCGTCCCTGTGTTGGTCGACCCCCGCCCAGCGACAACCCGATCCACACAGGAGAATCGTCTTGACACCCGATGACTACGTTGAGGTGATGTACGAGTTCCGTAAGACGCAACGCATGCTCGGTGTGACCATCATCGTCTCGTTCCTCGCGATAGCCAGTTCGGCGATCGTGGCGTGGTCCGGGTGGTTCGGATGCTGACGTTCGTGTGCCAGCCCTGCCGGGACGGCGATCACTGTGGACAGACCGCCGGCCCACGCGACACGTGGTGCGACTGTCAGCACCGCACCGACCTGACCCCACCCAAGCGGAAGAGGCCACGCAAGTGAGAGTGGACTCCCGTGACCGGCTCGAACGCAGGATCCGCCAACTGGACCGCAGGTACACGTGGATCGCGTTACGGGGCGTGGCCCTCATCGTCGTGCTCGTCACCGCGATCGGCTACGTCGCGTACAAGAGCGGCCACGTGTGATGACCGCGCGGAGCCTCGACCTAGCTATCGCGTTCCACGTGCGAACCCGACAGAACTTTGGTTACAACGATCAGGAGATCATGAACGACCTGATCGCGTTGGCGCTGGTCGTCGCGGCCCACGACATCCCAGACCCCCGTCGTTCTTTGGCGCGGAGGGTCGGCGCAACCGCCGTGGAAGCTGAGAAATCGTCCGACCCCAACGGCGCCATTCCATAGTGGAGCGTGAATGTTGAACGACGTCGACCCGTCCGAGGTGGACCGCGCGGTGCGTATGATCCTGCGCCTCGTCGCGTTGTCAACGCTCTGCATGGTGCTGCTGACCACCTGGGCGCTCTATATAGCCGTCAGGGGGTGCTGACGTGGCCGATTGCCACCATCTGGCCTGTTGCGGGTGCCAGCGGGAAGCCACGTACGTCCTGGAGGCGTACGGCGCGGATGGCGTGAGCCGGTTCGAGCTGTGCGACTTCCACCTCGGCATGGCCGTGGCCGAGGCGAACGACAAGGGGTACCGCAGGATCAACGTAAGCCTCGTGTCATGAGCGGTCCGTTCGCCCAGCAACCCCTCTGGGGGGTCGTCCGGTACATCGTGGACGATGAGTACCGCGCCATGTGCTTCCTGTGCGGGTGGCGCGGGTGTATGCGCCCACCGATCGCGGCACGCAACGAGCTGGACGTCCACCTCGCCTCGGACGACCACCGGTTCCTGGTCGAGGGGTTCAGCGAACTGTGGGCGCGTCACACGACGTGAACCGCTGGTGGTACATCCTTGACGACGATGGTGACCCGGTCCCCGTCGATGACGTGGCGACGTGGGCGCGCTGGTACGAGACGCACGATCGTGTGGTGGCGAAAACAGACGTCAAGGGCGCTCTTGTGTCCACCGTGTTCCTCAGTCTCGACCACGCGTTCATGACCGGACCGCCCGTCCTCTACGAGACCATGATCTTCGGTGGCCCGTTCGACAACTACCAGTGGAGGCACCACAACCGCCACGAGGCCCTGGCCGCCCACGACCAGATCGTGACCGCCCTCCAGCGGGGAGATGAGCCTCCAGAGGCCCGCTGACGTCGGCGGGTTCACCGAACTATGAGTGGTGCTATGTGACTCCTGTACCATGCCTGGGCGTAACGAGGGCAGTTCTGACACCGGGCGTGCACGCACCCCTCTAGCCGTGGGTTCCGTCGCGCGTTGTAGGACCAGGACAGTGAGTCCGTGGATCGCAGGTGCGCGCCATAGCGGTGTAGCCCTGTGATCTTCACGCCGAACCCATGGATTTTGTGGATACCCGCATCGTTGAGCATGGCCAGGACGGCCCCCAGTTCGTCCAGGCGCTCACGACGGCAGACACTCCCCAGCCCCACCACGGGTTCACGCGCCAGATCTATGCCGGCCCGCGCGTACGTCTCCACACATGTCGCGTAGTCCGCCAGTTCCCAGCCCTGCACCACCGCGATCACAGGCACTGTCGTAAGGGTGCGTAGCTCCACGACGCTGCTCACGGTCCGTTCGATGTGTGCCCGGACCCCCAGTCCTGTGCGTTGGCGGACCGGGGGTTCACACATCCAGTCCTGAGGGGACGCCCAGGCCAGTCCGCCTACCTCGGTCGCGTAGCGGTCGATCCGTGCCGCGTACTCCTTGGGCGTGGGGCCATGATCCCAGGACCCGTATGTGGAGAGTTCCGTGAACGCTCCGGAGTCCAGGGCCCACGATGGGCGGGCACGTGGGAGCGTGCGGTACCTGCGTAGACGTCGATCCGAGACGAACAGTGGGATCTCGAACGTGGACAGCCAATTGGCCTGGTGGGTTCCGAGGTAGAACTCGATCACGCTTTCGTTCTATAGTCGCGCGAGCTGCATAGCGGTCCGTATAGACCACGTTGAGAGGACCCACCCATGGTCGCCCTCGCCCTCTATCTCGTCTCCATCGTCGGAACGAATCTCGCGTTCACGTACTGGCCGGTCATCCCGATGGGGTTCGGAACGATGGCCCCCGCCGCCGCGTTGCTGGTGGGATTGACACTCACGTTCCGAGACTTTGCACAGGAGCGTGTCGGGCGACTGCTCATCGTTGCCGCGATCGTTGTGGGCGCGGGACTGTCGGCGGTGTTCAGTCCGAGCCTCGCCCTGGCCTCCGGCGTCGCGTTCCTGCTCTCCGAACTGGCTGACTTTGCGGTCTACACGCCGTTGCGTACGAGAGGACGATTGGCGGCCGTGGCCGCGTCCAACGCGGTGGGGCTCGTCGTGGACAGCATCGTGTTCCTCTGGCTCGCGTTCGGGTCGCTCACCTTCCTCCCCGGCCAGGTCCTCGCCAAGTCGTACTCCACGATCGTCGCCCTGATCGTCATAGCGGCCTGGAATAGGCGTCGGTAGCCTCCTGACCTGCACCTGAGCGACGTTCGCGAGTCCTATTCGGACTACGATCGTCCTCATGGGACGGACGGCAGCACCAGGGGGTCGCCCCGTCAACGGGGCCAACGTCAAGCGCTACAACGCGGCCGTGTTCGCCGCGTACGGCACCACGTGCCACCTGTGCGGTCGCCCCGGATCCGACACCGTCGACCACCTCCGACCCGTCTCCCAGGCCCCCGAGGCCCGCTGGGACGTGGCCAACGGCCGCCCCGCCCACCGGTCGTGCAACTCGGCCCGAGGTGACGGCCCCGTCCCCGACACGTACCGGGCCCCCTCGTGGTGACCACACTCCGGGCCGCCCTGGACGAGTCCCGGCGTGACGCCCTGGTCGCCCTGGCCGAGCGTCTCGCGACCGAGATCGACGCTTCCACGACCGCCAGGGACCGCCTCCCGCTCGTCCGGAGCTTCCTGGCCACCGTCAACGCCCTGGAGGCCCTCGACAACGCGGCCCTACGTGCGGCACGGGCCCAGGCCGGTACGCCCGTCCACGTCGATCCTGACGGGACGGCGCGGGGCGTGGACGAGCTGCTGGCCCGGCGGAAGGCGCGTCATGAGCGTCGGGTGCGCTGAGAGGGCCCCCGAGGGGTCCCAGAGGGCCACCACCCGCCTCGTACCACGGGGACGGGCCGACCGGGACGCCGTGGACCTGGCCCGCCTGGCCGGGCTCCCCCTCGACCCGTGGCAGGCGGACCTGCTCACCGACGCGTCCCGTACCACGGGCGACCGGTGGTCAGCGTTCGAGGTCGTGGTGATGGTCCCCCGCCAGAACGGCAAGAGCTACCTGACCGTCGCCAGGGCCCTGGCGGGTGCCCTGCTGTACGGGGAACGCCTCATCGTGTACTCCGCGCACGAGTACCGCACCGCCCAGGAGACGTGGCGACTCATGCGGGAGGTGTGCGAGTCCGACGCCATCGCACCCCACGTCCGTCGGATCAGGATGATGGCGGGCGGGGAGGTCGTCGAGTTCACCAACGGCGCGCGGTTCAAGATGATCGCCCGCACCCGCACCTCCGGGAGGGGCTTCTCCCCCGACTGTCTCCTCCTCGATGAGGCGTTCGCCCTCTCCCCGGACGTCATGGCCGCCCTGGTGCCCTCGCTGGCGGCCCGACCCAACCCCCAGGTCTGGTACCTGTCGTCGGCCGGCACGTACGACGCTGAGGTCCTGCTCGGCCTGCGCCAGCGCGGCCACCAGCCCACCACCCCCAACCTGGCGTACTGGGAGTGGCACGCCTCCACGGTGGACGATCCGGCCGACCCGTTCGTCCACGCGGCGGTCAATCCCGCCTACGGGAGGCGGATCTTCCCCGACACCATCGCCCGTGAGTACGAGTCGATGTCCCGGCGGGCGTTCCTGCGGGAGCGCCTCGGCGTGTGGTCGGAGACGGTCGTCGACACCGTCCTCAATGAGGAGACCGTCAACGACCTGACCGTCGACCCACCACCGCCCCCTGTGGACGGACGGGCCGTGTCGTGGGGCGTGGACGCGGCCTGGGACCGCTCCGGCGCGGCGATCGTGGCCTGTTTCGACGGTGACGACGGGCGACCGGTCCTGGTGGAGGTCGCGGCCCGTCCCGGCGCGGGATGGTTGCCCGACATGCTCGGGGAGCTGGAGGCCCGTTACGGCCTGGGCGGTGTCGCCTACGACGCGCGGGGTGGGCTGGTCGACCTGATGGACCGGGCCGAACGTGACCACGACGTCCGTGGGGCCCCGATGCGGTACGCGGACTACCCCTCAGCCTGCGCCAACCTGGCCCAGCGCGTCACCGACCGCACCGTCGCGTTTGGACGGTCGCCTGGACTGGTCGGGGACGCGGTCAACGCGACGGCCGCCCCGGTCGGTAACGCCTGGGTGTGGTCGCGCAAGGTGGCAACCCCTCCCACGCACCTGATCGCCGCGACGGCCGCCCTGTGGGCGCACGAGCACGAGCAGGGCGGATCCGCGGTCGCTGTCTACTAGGGAGGGTCGGTATGGCGTTCTGGCGTCGTCAACGCACCACGGGGGCCACCATCGCCCCTAATCGCATGTCCCCGTCCGTGGCGATCGACCCGCAGCAGACGGGCCGCAACGTGGGGCCCGGCGGGGGGAAGTGGTGGGGCGGTGGGCCGCGCTGGTTCGTCGGCTCGTCGCGTGGCCCCGACACCGTGATCGAGGTGGGCCGGGCCGGCGATTTCGTACCGGGCGACCCGACCGGGGCCCCCCAGCCCGACGATCAGGGCTTCCCGACCGCCTCCCGGTGGCCCGGCTACCCGTCGACCTGGACGCCCCCCTACTACGACACGGGGAAGGCGTTCACGGGCGGGGGCGGCTACCCTGGCGGGCCGTTGGGCCCGTACCCGACCGGGGCGGCACCCACCCCGTTCGGCGGTCAGTTCATGGGCGGGGCGATGCTCACCGGTCGGATATCGACCGTATTCGCCTGCACCGACCTGGTCTCCCGCACCCTCGCCACGATGTCGCTGAAGGTGCTCGCCAACGGGGCCCCGATCGTGCCTCCACCGTGGACGGAGAACCCCGAGCCGCTGATCTACACCTCGATCGTGGAGGCCATGCAGGCGGCCGTGAACTCGCTCCTGCTACGCGGCGAGGCGCTGATCGCGCCCACCGCCCGCTACCCGGACGACATGGTGGCGCGGTGGGTGGTGCTCAACCCGGACATGGTCGAGATCGACGCGGGTGCCGGGGGCCTGCCCACGTACGCGATCGGTGGTGTCGACATTCCACGGTCGGAGATCCTGCACGTGCGGTACCAGACGTGGCCCGGCGAGGTGCGCGGGGTGGGGCCGCTGGAGGCGTGCTGGCGCAACCTGATGGGCGCGGACGCCATGCAGTCGTGGGGCACCGCCCTGGCCGTGTCCAACGGCATACCCACGGCCGTGCTCCAGTCCGAGGTGAAGCTGACCAAGATCCAGGCCGACGCCCTCAAAGCGTCCTGGGCTGAGGCGGCCATGTCGCGGGGGGTGCTCCCGGCCGTCCTCAGTGGAGGGCTCACGTACACGCCCCTGAACCTCAAGCCCAGGGAGATCGGTCTGCTCGACCTGAGGATGTTCGACGAGCAGCGGATCGCCTCGTGTTTCGGGGTGCCGCTGTGGCTGGTGGGCCTGCCCGTCAACGACGGCCTCACGTACTCCACGGTGGAGGACACGTTCGATTACTTCTGGCGCGCCACGCTGCGCCCGATCGCCTACAACCTGGCGTGCGCGTTCAGCGGGTGGGCGTTGCCCCGTGGCGAGTACCTGCGGTTCGCCAGTGAGCAGATCACCGAACCGTCCATTTCGGAGCGTGCCAACATCTACGCCACGCTGATCAGCGCGGGTGTCATCACCACGCAGGAGGCGCGGATCATGGAGCACCTTCCGCCCGAGCCTCAGAACGCAGACACGGCCGTCGAGACCGTCCGCAACGAAGGGGTGTGATTCCAGGTGAATGTCTACATGCGACAGTTCCCGCAGAGGTTCGAGGTGCGGGACTTCGACGTGGAGGGCGACGGCCGCACCGTGATGGGCCGCATCGTCCCCTACGGGGAGACGATCGAGTTCTACGACCCGTGGGACGGGCAGATGAAGAAGGAGCGGTTCGTGCCGGGCGCGTTCGGACGCCAGGCCCGCCCCGGCGCGTGGTCACAGGTGGGCCTGAGCTACCAGCACGACGACGGGTTCCACAACACGCTGGGGTACGGCCGGGAGCTGAAGGACAGGCCGGACGGGGCGTACGCCACGTTCCGCCTGTACGAGCCGGATGCCAACAAGGCCCGCGAGATGATCGAGAACACGCACAAGGGACTGTCGCTGGAGTTCGAGCCCAGGGGGCGGGAGAAGGTCGACGCGGACGGGGTGATCGTGCGGGACAACGTGCGGGTCCGCCGGGTGGGCATCACCCCCGACCCGGCCTACTCGGGGGCCAAGGTCCTGGCGGTGCGGGACCGCTCAGACGGCCACCAGGACGACGAGGAGGACGAGGGTGTCCTGATGGTGGCCACACCTAACCTCGACGCGGTACGGGCCGACCTGGCGCGCCTGAGGGGGCAGTGGTGAGGGCGACCCGCCTCGACCTGTTCATCGAGTCCGGGGCCGACTTCTCGACCACCGTCGTGGACTACGAACCGGACGTGGCCGTGGCCGCCGAGGACGTCACACCAGGGTCGTACCTGTACCTGTACGGCGTGTCGACCGTCGTCTACGACGTGACCACCACGGCCGACCGCACGACCGTCCGGTTCGGCCAGGGCCTGCACAACGATCCGTCGTTCACGCTCTACCGCCTCGACCGGGTCATGACGGCCGCGCCCGTCACGGTCCTGGAGGCGGTGGCGGCCTTCACGTACTACCCGACCGACCTCCAGGTGAACCCGCTCGACGACGGGGGGCAGCGGGTGGAGATCCCTGCCACGGTCGCGGCGGACGGCCTGTCCGTGACCCTCGCCCTCGACGCGGACGAGACGGCCGGCATGGACGGATGGGCCGGGGCCTACTCATGGGACATGTACGTGCGTACCGCTGATGGCTGGAGGCGGTCCAGGGAGGGCACTCTGACGATCGTCAAGGGCGACGCGCGGTAGCATCCACGTTAGACAGACCACGGCCCCAGGCCGCGACCCCAGCCCCTCCTTAAGGGCCACAGTCGCCAGACGCCCCAAGTCGTAGCGCGTGAGTACGTCAACGCACTACAGAACGGGGGACGTCATGAGCGACGTCATGGCCACGAAGCTCCAGGAGGAGCGGACCGCCAAGCTGAAGTTCATTGAGGACCTGAGCACCACGGCCGTAGCCGAGTCCCGGGACCTCTCCACCAACGAGCTGGAGATCATCACCCGCGCGAAGGACCGGATCGGCCAGATCGACGAGCAGGTGAAGGTCCTCGTCCGTGAGTCCGATCTGGACGAACAGTCCCAGGCACGTCTCGCCAAGCTCGCGGGCGCGGCCATCGGCGGGTCCGACGCGGCCGTCCAGTACCGGTCGGCCGGCGAGTACCTGCACGACTACCTGAACACGATCGTGGGTGAGGGCGACAAGCGCGCCAAGGCCACCGAGCGTCTCCAGCGCTACCACCGGGCCGCCTCCCACGTCACCACCGGCAACTTCACCGGAGTGTTCCCCGACACGATCGTCGGGCCGCTGATCAACACGATCAACACGGACCGTCCGCTCGTGTCCGCCATCGGCGTGCAGCAGGTCCCCGCCGGACCGTCGTTCCGCCGGCCCCGCCTCAACGACCCGAACGTCGCGACCGGTGTGGCCCCCCAGGCCGCCCAGAAGGACGAACTCGTCTCCCAGGCGTTCACCATCACCAGCGACAACGTCGACCTCACCACCCTCGGTGGGTACGTCAACGTGGCCCGCCAGGTGCTCGACTGGGGTGTCGCCTCGCTGGAGGGCATCGTCGCCCAGCTCGCCGCGCGGTACTCGTACGCGACCGAACGGGCCGCTGTCACCGAGATGCAGCAGTCCACGTCGCACGTGACCCTGGCCGCCGGGGCGGACTCCGACGCCACCCTGAAGGCCATCTACGACGCGGCCGGCATGGTCTACACCGAGACCGGCGCGTTGCCCACCACCCTCGCGGTGGGGCCGCTGGGATGGGCCCGGCTCGGGTCGCTGACCTCGTCCGCCGGGACGGCCATGTTCCCGTTCCTGAACCCGGTCAACGCCCAGGGATCCATGGGCGGGCCGACCAACTTCACCGGCAACCCGGTCGGGCTGAACATGGTCGTGACGCCGGGCATCACCGACGACACCTTCTGGGTCGTCAACTCGCTGGCCCTGGAGATCTACGAGCAGCAGGTCGGGCAACTGTCCGTTGTGGAGCCGAGCGTCCTCGGCATCCAGGTCGCGTTCGCCGGGTACCTGGGCACCTACCGCCCGGCGCCGGACGGCGCTGTCCACGTAGGACCGTAGGCCATGACGGTGCGGGCGGACCTCGACGCGCTACGCGCGCTAGTCGGGGCCAAGACGACCGAGGGCGACAAGGTGCTGTCCCAGTGCCTTGAGGCCGCAGGTGCCTGGGTGTACGACCGGGTCCGCCCGTCCGCCGTGAAGCAACCCGAGGTGGTGCAGGCGGTGCTCATGCTCGCCTCCCGCCTCTACAAGAGACGGTTGAGCCCCGAGGGTGTGGCGGGATGGGACGACCTGGCGGCCGTGCGGGTCGTCGCGCGTGACCCCGACATCGACCGTCTGATCGAGCAGTACGTCGACACGTACAAGGTCTGGGGGGTCGCGTGATGATCGGTGAGATCCGGCGGAAGATCGCGGCGGAACTCGTCGCGGCCGAGTCGATCTGGCCCGTCTACACCTGCAAACCCGACGACCTGGTCGAGGTCCCCGCCATCGTGGTGGACCGGCCCACCGTGACCGTGGACGTGCAGCACCACACCTTCTCCACGCCGGTCGTGGTGATCGGGCGACGCGACGGCACCGAGGACGCCCAGTCCGAACTGGACGAGGTCGCCTCGTGGGCGGCACGTGCTATCGCCAGCCCCGAACTCGCGATCGCCCGGATCGACCCGTCGACCGCCTCGGTCGCGGAACTCACCTACCCCGCCTACACGGTCACCGTGTCGTGCGGGGCCACCTACTGCCTTCCTGGGGGCTCGTCATGACCTCACCCAAGCCGCTGTTCGTGCGGTGGATCAAACTCACCATCGAGGACGCCAACAACGTCGAGCACACCTTCCAGTGCTATGTGACCCAGGCGGGCCTCACCTCGACCGGCGGGGACGCCGTGTCACTGAGCACGCTGTGCCCGGAGGGTTCGTTCTCCGAGAACACAGAACGGACGTGGCAGCTCACCGCCACGGGCGTGCAGGACCTGGAGACGGCCGAGTCGTTCCAGCTCTTCCTGCTCGAACACGAGGGGGAGGCCGCGTCCTTTGTGTACTACCCCAAGACCGACAAGAACGGTAACCCGGTCGGGCGCGGGTTCACGGGCGACGTGACGATCGCCCCGCCCGACAACATCGGCAACGCGGCCTCGGGTACCTACGCCACCTTCACGGTGACGCTGCCCATGCAGGGCAAGTACAAGATGGTCGACGAGGCGGGCAACCCGATCCCCAACAAGGCGGCCGTGAAGCCGGGTGACGTGTTCACAGACTCGAACATCACCGCCTCCGACGCGTCGAACGCGGCCGAGCTGACCACGCTTGGGTACGTGGCGGACCCGGCCGAGGTCCCGTGGGCGCTGAACGAGAAGTTCACCGTTTCCACGTTCGACTTCCACTGGGACGAGACGGCCAACGCGGGGGCCGGCGCGTGGGCGACGGGTGCGCACGCCCTGGCCGCCACGAAGGGTTCGTCCAGGACGGCCGCGGCGACCGTCCAGTAGGGACCGTGGGGCGGGCGGCCCGTCAACGCCTGAGGGGTGCGCCTGGCGGCCCGCCCGCCCCGACACAACGAGAGGCACGGCCATGCGCCAGCAGATCCACGTGGAGATGGACGACGGGACCGCGTTCGACGTCGAGGCGGACGGGCGGGACCTGAGGGCCTGGGAGGCCGCGTACGAACGGTCCTGGTTCGGGGAGGTCCTGTCCTTCACCAACCTCGCCCAGGTGGCGTACCTGGCGGGCCGTAGGACCGGCGTCATCAACGGGACGTGGCCCACGTACGAGGCTTTCGACGCGCACTGTGTCGACGCGGTGGGGCGTCGCGCCCCGGTGGTCGGCACCCCTACCCCGCCGGCTCGTACGGCCGGCTCCTCTGCTCCCTCGCCCTCCGTCTCCGGGCCCTCCCCTCGGGGGTCGAGGCGGAAGACCCCGACACCCTCGCCACCCTCATCGACCTGATCGTTCCAGGCGACCCTCTACAAGAGACGGAGGAGGACGGATGAGTGCCAGCGTGGCGATCCTCGGGCTCGACGAGCTGACCGGGCGCGTCAAGACGTGGCCCGTCGAGATCGACCGCGCCGTCCACGAACAGGTGCTGGTAGAGACCCGCCCCCTCGTGTCGCACATGAAAGGACGGGCCGGCGCGGTGGGAGGCTCGGCGCGCCTGGCGGCACGTGGCCTGCGGATAGCGTCCACACAGGACGGTGTGTCCGTGGTGGCGGACGGGTCGGACGTGCTGATGGGTGCCGAGTTCGGATCCAAGGTGCGTAAGAAGGTCGCCTACGTGACCCGGTCCCGGAAGGGTCGCGGGTATATCGCCAAGCGTCGCACCAAGCTCCAGTTCAAACCGTTCCTGGGGACGCGTGGGTACTGGTTCTGGCCCACGGTCCGCACCGACCTGAAGGGCATCAACGCCCGCGTGGGCGCGATCATCACGGGGGTAGCCAATGGCCAGGGGTGAGGACCTGATCCTGAAGGTGACGGCCGACACGGCCGGGCTCGCCCAGGGACTGGCACCCATGACCCGCGCCCTCACCGACCTGGAGACCGATGCCCAGGACGCGGAGAACGAACTGAAGAGCCTCGACAACATGAACGTGTCGCCCACCGTCGACATCGACATCCGCACCGAGGCGATCGACAAGGCCAAGGCCGACATCGACCGGCTACGCGACGAGATCGCCCACGGCGTGACGATGGGTCTCGACACCAAGGCGGCACAGCGCGAACTGTCCTCACTGGAGTCTGCGGTGCGTAAGCTCGCCGACCGTAAGGAGACGGTCGAGGTCGACGTCGAGGTCGACAAGGAGGCCATGGCCGACGCCCTGGAAGGGGTGGACTCCCTACGCGAGGGGGCGCTCGGCCTGGGCGAGGCGGTGGGTCAGCTCGACGGGACCATGACAGGGTTCGCCAACGTGGCACGGGAGATGGTGCCCGCCCTGGCTGACCTGAACCAGACGATGGTGGCCATGCGCCTGCGCAACGAGGCGGCCGGGGTGTCGTTCGGTCGGCTCGGGCGGACCGTGTCGGCGGTCACCGGAGTCATGGCCGGACCGTGGGGCCTGGCGATCGCGGCCGGCGTGGGGTTGCTGTCCGGGTGGGCGTCCTCACAGGACAGTGCGACCGACGCGACGGAACACTTCAGCGACGCGATCGACTACCAGACCGGGGCGATGGACAAGAACAACCGCGCCACGGCCGCCAAGAAGCTCCAGGACGAGCACCTGCTCGCCACGGCCGAGGCGCTCGGCATCTCCACAGAGGACATGGTGTCCGCGTTGACCGGGCAACGTGAGGCCTACGACCGGGTGACCGAGGCGATCGGTCAGAAGATGCTACGCACCCAGGCCGACCAGACCGCCTCCCAGGCATGGAAGGACCAGGTCGACGAGTTCGGTCACTCCTTCTTCGGCCTGACGGTGGAGATGTTCGGGTCACGGACCGAGTCCGAGCAGTTCAACCGCGCGGTTGGCAACGTCGGTGGTGCGGTCGACAATGCGCGGTTCGCGGTCGGCAACCTCTCCGACGACCTCACCCACAACGCGGACCTGTGGGCCGACTACGGCAAGCAGGTGGGCGACGCCCGTAAGGAGGTCGACGATATCGTCGCCTCCCTCGACATCCTCAATGGACGGTTCGTGTCGGCACGGGAGGCGTCCATCAACTACGAAAAGTCCCTCGACGACGCCACCGCCGCGATCAAAGAGAACGGCAAGGCCGTCACCAAGCATGGCGAGGCGTTCGACACGAACTCGGAGAAGGGCCGCGCCAACGAGAAGGCCCTCATCGACATGGCCAAAGCCAGCGACACCATGGCCAGGGCCCGTCTGGAGGAGGCCAAGAAGTCGGGTAAGGCGACCGACGACATCCTCGACGACTACAAGGACCAGCGTGAGCAGCTCTACCAGGTGGCCCGGCGGATGGGTCTCAACGACAAGGCCGCACAGGACTATGTGGACAGTCTCTTGGCGACGCCCGAGGAGCTGAAGACGGAGGTCGGTCTCACCGGTTACGAGAAGGCCAAGAACGATATGAACGACCTCAGCAAGGACCGTGACGCGACCGTCCACGTGAAGCTCCAGGTCGATAAGTTCAACGCCCTGCCCAAACGGATCCGTGACGCCATCTCCGGTGGCGGCAGTGTCGATGTCGGACTCAGCTCGGCCCCCGTCGCGCCCGCCGGGCCCACCCCGACCGTGTTCATGCAACCGCGCCTCTACCTCGACGGGCGACCGATCCGGGCCGCCATGCGCGGTGACGTCGTCCAGGCCGTGTCGTCCACGTTCGCCGAGCAGCGCACGCCCCGGAGGACCCGGTGAGCACCAATACGTGGACGTTCAACCCGCTGCCCCCCGACCCGTCCGACGCGGTCCGGGTGTACGTGACCGGACCGTCCATGGTGTACCAGCGGTCCTACCAGGTGCGGCGGGTCATCGG